TATTCGTTGATTATGATATATATATTAATAAGATGATTAAAGCATTAGATACAGTAAGCATGGTCAAAGAATTATGGAGAAATAAACTAGTAACATTATTTACTGATAATCCGTATAAGAAGAACGAATATTGTGTAAATTATATAGCTCCATTTGCTGGTGGTAATAGAAATGCAAAATATGTAGGTGGAGGACTTTCCATTGACTTTAAAGCTGAATTTATTAATTTGCTCTATTTATATTTATGGAAATACAAGACAGAAAATTCGCCTTGGCGTAGGATGGTTCTGTCTCATTTATTACCACATGTTACCACAGATAGTGACGACGATACAGAACCACAACAACGCCAATCAAAACGGAATAAGAGTGATACGTCAGAAGAAATGGCTCAAGAGACGACCGAAGAAATAGGTTCTATAACCGAGTTAATCGATAATCCAGATATCGATAATCCAGATGTCGGGCTCTTGTTATCGCAAGCGGTAGAGGAGTTCTTTGGAGATTTGCGAGTTCTGGTTTATAATGGCAAAGATGACGATATGCTAGGCGGTGGCGAAGGTGACGATATGCTCGGCGGCGGTGAAAACGATATATTTAATCTCCTGTTAAAAGCAGATGCTAAGAATTTGCATTTTGAATTGATGAAGCTGGTTTTACCAGGTATAGAGGTTAAGGATATGAAGAAATATGTTATAGACGTTCAGGTTGACTATGATTATAACGAAGAAAGCGATACGCATGTTGTGAGTGAACTACATGAACCGAATGTTATCAAATTATGGGATGAACCAACTGAACCAGTAGCTAACGCACTATTTACTTTGACTAACCGACGTGTTATACCCAAAAACACTAAGCAGCCTAGTATGGAACTCAAACCCAAATCCCTTAACCCGCAGTATAACCCAACTACCAATCGTTATAGTGTGTTATTTAATAATCCTTATAGTAATAGCGGTAATCGCGGTAATCGCGATGATTTCATGAGTAGTCTAGATGCAAAAATTGCCTCTAAAAACAAAGAGGATGAAGAAGAAGAACGATTTACGGTACATGATGCTAACGCGGCTGAACCATATTATGGACCCAGCGTTCTTGTTAATGGTAATAAAATTACGTTAGATTTAGGTAACCCCTCGCAGAATGGTAAAAATTCTAGGTCACCCGATGGTCATTGGACAAGAGTCGCCAATAAATCCCGCAAACGCGGGCTGGGCGTTTGGGGCGGAAAACGAACCCGTAAACGTCAACATAAACTTAAATCCAAAAAACACAATAAAACCAACCAAAAACGAAAACAGCAGAAACATACTAGACGAATTTCCTATGTCAAAAATAAACAAACCCGCAAAAAACACAAAATCAATAAATAATAACGCGACATGTCATTGAACATTTACAAGTTATAAAAAAACGTATAACATTAGGTACACGTTTTTTATTTTTCCCCAACTCTGCTCATATCTCATCTAATGTTCTCTTTTTTATCACACACATTTTACACCAATCTTTTCGCAATATTCCTGTACTTTTTGGTAAGCGTTGTTATAATGTTCGGTTATCCATGGAATGCGTTCAACATCATCCGGATAATGTTCAATTGCGTCTGCAATCATGGTCGTGTTAAGGTCAATAAACAACGATACTGTTTTTCTACCACCATCAGTTCGGTTATTGAAATAATAATCCGCAAATATAAACGGTTTGTGCATCGGTAGTTGCGCGAGACTATCCAGCATAAGAATTGCACGATTTCCCAGATATTTATCAAAATCGGCTGTGTATCTTGGACAAAATATCGGGTCTTCGTAGTGCCCGTCGCTACTGCGTCTGTACCCAATGAGCACTTGCTTATATTCGTCGTCTTCCTGAACATATCGGGCAGTTAATAAATAGTTTTCTAGATGGGAATCAAAGCGCGAAGTTAGATTGGATATATTTGCGCTCAATTCATCACACTTAGACTGACGTGCGTAATCTTGTTTAACACATTGGATAAAATATACATAGTCTCGGATTAGGTCGTCGACCCGGGTGTTCACTTTGGTGTTATTCAATTCACCGCCTTCTTTGAGAGAGTCCAATCGTGTAGTTAACGTGGATACAGTTGCAGTCAATTCGTCGTGCTTCGTATGATGAATGTCATTCAGTTCGTGCAAATCCCGAATATGTTGACTCTGTAGACTGGTAATACGCTGACCCAAATTCGCATAGTTGGCATTCGCATCGTCGCGGATTCGTTTCATCGTGATTTCAGTTGGCACAATGGCCTGCAAATAGGCAACGCGTTTTTCGAGTTCAAGCACATGTCCACGGAGACATGCACACTCGTCTTCGAGTTTATTGAGAATATCATTATATTTATCCATGAAATTATCTATTTTAACGCTCGTGTATGCCATGATTTCTTCTTGTTGGTCGCCAATATCGCGATACAGCTGGGTAAACCGTTTCTTGGCCCAACTGGCTGCGTAAATTACCCCACCCAAAATAGACGCCCACATACATAGTGTAAATATCTGGTATGTGGTTGCATAGACCCAGCTTCCATCTCCACTGCCAACCGCCGCATTCATCATTTCTCTACTATTGCACGCAGACATTTATAACTGATTGTTAATTACTTTTGATACATCGGGTCTATATTGTTGGCCCAATTCAATTTTTTACAAAGTTTCAAATAATCCAATTCAAAAAAAGCAACATAAAAACACACAGGTAATTAATAGTAAACTAGTTCTCCATGAATTCGAATCAAAAGAAGGGCAACCCGCAAAAAATGCCCGGCCTGCATACAATTGACATCAAGCACACCGAACTCCTAGATACATTTCACAAAATAGAGACAGAAACCATCCCGAAACTTATTGAGGAAAAGGAGAACCTAAAAGAGAAAATCAAAACCCTGTCGAAAAGCCAATATGACGAGTACATGGACATGCGCGACCGAATCAAATACATCCAACAAGAAGTGAAAGTCCTCGGTCGACAAAAGAAGGAGTATTTGCTCAATAATTCCAAACACATTTTCGATTATTTTGAGCAAAAGAAGCAAATCTCCGTCGATTCAAACACACTCAACCAAAACTCTAATGTTCTCAATTCCTTCTTTAAAATCAAGGCTACACAATCGTCGGCGGCCGACCCCAATAACGACAAATACGCAAAATCCAAGCAATCTTACCAACATTTCTGGCGAAACGTCACCAATGAGATTGCGAATATCCAAGACTTCATTGTATCGACCGACGTATGTGAAACATGTCAACGCGGAGAACTCATTCCCCAAGACGAAGAGGGCATATTAATTTGCAACAACACCGCATGTGGCAAATTCGTCACATATATTGTCGATAGTTCCAAGCCCACCAACAAAGAGCCACCGAATGAAGTCTCTTACACAGCATATATCCGTCTTAACCATTTCAAAGAAATCTTATCCCAATTCCAAGCCAAAGAAACCACGCAAATCCCCGATGAAGTTATCGATGCAATCAAGGCGCGTATTAAAAAGGAGCGAATCAAGGACGTCTCTCTCATCAACTACGACAAAATGCGCGAAATGTTGCGGAAACTCGGCTTCAACAAATATTTCGAACATATTCAATATATTAATTCGTTGTTCGGTATTAAACCCCCTATTATGAACGAAGAATTGCACGAGACGTTATGTGTTCTCTTCATCGAAATACAAAAACCATGGGCGGTTCACTGTCCACCTAACCGAACCAATTTCTTCAACTACACGTATACATTACACCAACTATGCGTGTTATTGGACCAGACGCAATATTTGCCCTATATTCCCATGATGAAGGATCGAGAGAAGCAATTAGAGCAAGATATGATATGGAAAAAGGTATGTAATGACCTCGACTGGGAATATTTCCCAACTGTATGAGTTGACCGACCCGACAAAATCAACCAACTATTGTAATATTATTACATAATGCGATGTAAAAATATTAAGTGTGGACAATGCAAGGCTTAAGCGGCAATGTGAATGCCACCAACCAATGTGCTACCGAGTGTCATACCGGCACCGTTTCTGGCACTGGAACCCATGGAGGGAATAAACACGTCCAAAATGCTAAATGTGGCGGCGGCGGTCAAGGCAATCACAATGATTTCCTCAACGCTCAACGCCTTCTTGGGGATTAACATGGCACAAATCGCCACAGCCAGGCCTTCAATCAAGTATTTGATGGCACGCTTCAAAAGCTCGTTCATGTCAAACATTTCGGTCATGTCGAATATATCTTATATTGAAATAAA